GCTTCGAGGCCCGATTCGAGCGCGCCGAAGAACCTCCCGGCGTTCGCCGAACCCACAATCTCCGTGCGGGCAATGGTGAGAGCTCGCGCATCGGCATAGTTGTAGACCGCCCTGATCCGGTCGGCGATTTGGTCGATGCTCTCCCCCGCAGAGAATCCGGCCTGGAGTTCGTCCCGCAGCTTGAGCCAATTGGTATCTTGCACGTCCACGATCTTGACCAGTTTCTCAGCGATATACTCCCGGACGTTCGGGGCGGAGACCGTGAATGAACCGTCAATCTCCCCCGCTAGAGCTTCCCCTCCGGCTGACACGGCCTCCTGGAAGTACCCACCAGACAGATCAGCGATCAGGACTTTCCCCTCTTCCAGAATCTTCTTGATTCGTCTCAGGATTTCCTCGTTGGACTCCTTGCGGAATGCCTTCTGGCCCACGGCCTTCAACACTTTGGCCCGCTCCTGGTAGAAATGCTTCTTGAGCTTCTTCTCGAACTCGGATTCAATGGCGTGGAGCGGCGCAAGGAACGCATTCCAGCGCTTCTCTTTGATCGACTGTTCTAGGACCTTGAGTGCAGACTTCGGGGGCTGCTCTTCTTCCGGGGGCGCTTCTTCCGGGAGTGCTTCCTCCGGAGGCAATATGTCCTCGCCGCTGGAGACCGGGACCTCGTTGAACGGCACCCAGGCCACATCACCCCAAGGCACTTTCTTCAAGCCCAATTCCATGCGCTCGATTACCGCGTTCAGCGGCACTTTCATCTGTACGAGGGCTTGCGCCGTCCGCACCTTCGCATCGAAGTCCTCTTGAAGATCGGGCACGGCGGACAGGTCAAAGCGCCCCTCGATGCCCGCGATCTTGAACCGCCCGAGGAACTCAGTCGCGAGCACCGCCTCGAAGTAGCGCAGCTGAGGGATGAGGTTTTTCTGCCAGAACATCCGCCCTTGCACCTTCGCGGATTCCTGGCCGAAGACTCCACCATCTTCCATGATTCCCAATTCGGCCGGGGGCACCTTGAACACCGCGCAAATCTCTTGCCGATTGAGCTTGCGCCCTTCCATCCACTGGAGATCCTTTGCGGGAATGGACAGCGGGAACGGTTTCAGGCCCGCCTCAAGAACCGCGAGGTTGCCCTTGTTGTCCGGCCCAGAGTGCGCCTCGCGCCATGCCAGCCTGATCCGCTCCCGGGTCGCAGCAGAAACCTCGGCATCGGTGGTGAGCACGAATCCGGGCGTGGCATCGTTCTTGAGTATGGCCTTGTTCCATTTCGCGGCGTACCAGTCTTGGTCAATCGCCAACTGCGCCGCTTCCAGCGTGGACAGGCCCCGGACCTGGTTATAGGGATTGTACGCCTTGAAGTGAATCACTTCTTCGGCATCGAAGGAAACGATTCCCCGCTTCGCCGTGACCTTCCACGCGACCGGAATCCCGGACTCATCCAAGACCTCCGTGATCTGCGAGCCGGGGACAATGAAAATCTCCTGGATGCGGGCTGAACCCTTCTTCTCCAGGAGCCACAAGCAATCGCCATAGAGCCGCACAAGTAGAGCAGTCGCGGCGAACAGATCGTACTGATTCATCAGCGGCGAAACGTCGCGGAACAGATCGCAGTACCATTCCCCCGTCACTTCCTTCTCGTCCCGATACCACTTGAACGGGACCTGCCCGATGTTGGTCGCGATCGCATTCAGGCAGGCATAGACCCAGACGTGCTGCTGGTATGGTTTCTTGGGCGTGGTCTCCTCGATCTCCAGGTCGTAGAGCCATCTTTTGAGCACGGTGTTCAGTGACTTGGCGAGCACTTCCGGCGTGACAACCGGAGCGCCCGGGAGCGTTTCCTTACGAGCGAATCCGATCTTGCCTGCAATCGCATCAAACAGTCCCATCAGATCACCCACACATTCGGTTCGGCGGTATTGCACCCTTCCCAGGCCAGAGCCAGGGCCATCACGCAGTCATCATGCATCCCCTCCGGAGCAGAGTATCGAAACGTGCCGCCCGGCAGTCGTTCCATCTCAAACGCCTCCAATTCAGCACGCTGAATCTCGTCGCTCAACAGCGCCAACTCGCCCCGCTCAATCGCCAGGGCCAGGGCTTCGATGATTCGGGTCTTGCTCTGGTTCGTGGTCACGAATCCCGCGACTGGCAAACCCTTGCGGATCAGTTGTTCAACCAACGGTTCGCCCATTGCGTTCTGTTCGCAGATGATCCGCTGGGGCTTCCATCGGTCAACCATTGCCTCAAGGTGCGCGAGTTGGAAAACGTAATCAATGCGATTGAATCGGTCGAGGGTAACTTGTCTGCGAGTGGTGCTATCAAGCACAGATACGACGGTCCAGTCGTGCGATTTTGCCCAGTCCACGCCAAAGCAATAGCTGTGATTTTGTTCCGGTCCCGATCTTCGATCAGCATTGCAGGCTCCAGCAAGATTGCGGAAGACCGCTCCAGCATCCTCCACAAAGCGGGCCAGATACTCTTGCTCGAAAGTTCGGGCTGGGGTGCGCCGGAAGATAGCCTGGAGCTCGTCCCAGGAGAACTCTGGATTCTCAATCTCATTGGGCTCCCGGACCAGGACTCCGTTTTCGATTCGACATCCGAGCGTGGGAGACTGCCAGGACATGGCATCGGGCTCGTCTTTGGCCGCGAGCCATTCCCGCCAGAACCAGTTCTTACCCTTCGGCGTTCCGAGGACAAGCGACCAGCCGCCAGTATCGCTGATCCAAGAACGAGCAACGTCATACCAAGCAGCGGCGGCCACAAAAGCAGCCTCGTCAATGACCAGACCATCCGCCGTATAGCCCCGCGCATTGTCGTAGTCGTCGAGCGAAACGCAGGTGATCCGGCCTTCGCGGAATCGCCACTCAAGCCGGGACTCAATCTGCCTGCCGGTTCCCCCGAGTGACCTTTGGAGCTCGTCCCAGAAGATCCGGCACTGCTTGTAGGTCGGAGCTCCGTAGATGATTCGCTCATGGCGATTCACCGCTCCCATCACTGCCCGGAAGAGCGAGAGGTTGGTCGTCTTGCGCCACCGCCTCCCCGCCGCTATCCACTTGTGCCGTGCCGGATGGAGCAAAATCTTCTCTGCCCCCGGATGTGGTTGCGGCAGACGCACCACGCGACCGCCAGTCGTTGAGGAATACAATCGCCGTCGGCTCTCCCCCGGAGGTGACATCAAGCTGCTCACGCGCATCGAGTCCAAACAACTTCGCCTCCCGATCCATCGACTTCAGAACGGCCATGAGATTCCCATCTTCCCACGCTTTGGCCCTCACCGCTTCGATCTGCTCCGCCTGCCGCTCCTTTCTCCGCTGAGCGGAATCGGCATAGAGCCGCCGACGCGCACGCTCCAGCAGCATCAGGTCATAGCGCACGGTCTGGGTGTCGATGTTGAGAATCTCCGCGATCTGGCTCGGACGTTTGCCGTTGCGGTAGAGCCGGGCGACATTGCTCCGGCGTTCATCCTCGACCAGCTTTCGCATGGCGCGTTCGGTTTTCTCTGCTTCGTGGAGTCGAGCCTTGCGGATGTCGTCATCGGTGAGCATCTATCCCCTGGAAATTACCCCTTGACAAGCCGGGTGAATCGGAGTATGCTATGCGCGGACGGCAGGGTATGAGAATGCCCCGCTTGTCCGGCGGGGCTGCCCAAATGCAAACCCAGACCTTTGGCGAGGGATGGTCAGCTATGGGCAGCCCGTCCTATTCTGTTCGCCTCTATACAACACAAACGAATCCCTGTCAATGTTTTTTTTCGCGGCATCCCCGGAGATGCCCGAATCACGGTCACTTGCGAAGGAAAGGGGGGAATATGAAACGTCTCACAGTTTTCGCTCTCGCGGTTTCAATGCTTGGCTGTGCCACGGCGCGGAGGATTCCGACGGCCAGCGGCAGACCAGAGGTCACGATCCCCATTCAGGGCGACGCCGCTACCGCGTCGCGCCTGATGCGGGGCGATTCAGCCAACCAAGTTCCCGCGCTGTGTTTTCCAGCACGCTTTGAAGTTGGTCGCCAATTTTGAAGCGGTCTTTGTTCACACGCAGGCTCCTCTCCATGCTTCCGTCTGCATGACGCTCCCCTGCGGCCTTCCAGTCGCAGAGCATTTCCAGTAGGCCTAGCAGGCTCATGCCGTCAATTCCATTTGGGTAGTGCTCTGGATGGTGCGAGTTGTTGGCATAGTGGTGATCCAGCGCGGGCTTCATTTGTGCTAGAAAGCCTTTGTATTCGTCGCTGCCATAGGTGCTGGCCTTGAGCTTCGGCGTCATCTCATCGAAGATTGGTTTCTCCGGCGCGTGCAGCTTGCTCAGGTCATGCAGCGACTTGCGCAGGTTGAGGTTGTCACGGCAAAGCTCCACAAGCTCGCGGACGCGCTCGATGTGCTTAGTTGTATCTTCGTGGCTGTCGTATTGTGTTGTCATAAAATAAAAGGCTGAACAGGCGATGGAGAGAATGGCCTACCGGCCATCTCTCATCTGGTTGTTGGCCTCTACCTCTACCTCGTTGCCCCACACCGTCCAGCCGGGGCGGGCGCGGCGGGCGAACAGTTCAAGGCGGGGGCCGGGACTCACGGATTCAATCAGCGTGAACGCCTCTTCCGGCTTCTCGCTGTGCCGGGCCGGGTCGCCTGTTTTGATGATATTTGGCGCGTACCGGCGAAGCGGAAATCGGCATCGCTCGCGGTAGCCGAAAAGGAGCGTCTGCGTCCGGTGGACAAACCAGTTCCCGATTCCGCTTGGCTTGATCCAGTGAATCGGCGCGAGGTATCGAAATCCCCATGCCCGCATGACGGCGAAACCGTCCTCAAGAAAGGCGTTGGTCGTCCACAGCCAGAGGTGGGCGTCAGGCTCCGCCATGCCGCCAACGGGCAAGCCCTTTATCTCGTCCATCGTCATTGTCGGATAGGGAAGCTCTGGCGCTGGTCCGCCTTTCGGGCGGGTGCGCTTTCCGGTCATGGGTTGAGGCCACGGCGGGTCCGCGACGATGCACCGGAAGAGACCGGAAGGCCAACAAGGAGGTCGAAGCGATTCGCTACCGCTCACGCTTCACCTCCGGCGTTCGCCGGATGAAGGATGAAGGCGGCGATGTGCCGCCCCGTCCCCTTGCCTTGCGTGCCGTCTTCGGTGGCGAGCCATCGCACGTCCCCGAGGTTGCGGACGTTGGCCGCGCCGGTTGCGGCCAGCATCATCAGCACCCACTTGTCCACGGGGTACACCACCACCGACATCTTGCCCTTGCGCTGCTCCTCGATGGCCTTCCGCATCCA